GGGAGCACTAGCAACCCAATTTGCACCCTCTACTTTCATTTTAGACGAAGAACTAGTAGTAGATCCTGTTCTCATACTAGGAACAATTAAAAAAGGTGTCGATACGGCTCCATCCATAGTCACATGACCTTTAAATGCTGCATTTCCTCTTACGCTTAATCCACCATTTATCATTGTATTTGGTGCTTGTATGCTAATACCAGCGTCTCCGCTCATATCATTTGCATCCAATATAATATTTTTTCCTTTTATTGTTGTGAGATTTCCCGAAGAAAAAACAGCCTCGCCTCGGGTTGCATTTAATAAAATATCACCCGTTCTTGCGGAAAATCTTCCGCTAGTTTCTATATCTACACCAGGACTTCCAGCACTTATTACCATTTTATTAGCAACGTCTATTGAATAGTTTCCATCCCAACGTTGGGGCTCGCAAAATACTATTTTAGGACAACTACCTTTTGAATATAATGCTAAATTATCTGGATTATTTTTTCCGGGTTCTAATGAAAATGATATTATATGATGTCCCTTTTCTACATATGCAGTTAAATCATTTTTTACTAGACCTATTTTTAAAACTTTATCCTTTTGTATTACTTCTGGTTCAGATCCTGCGTTTTTTATTTTGTTTTCATTCTTTAAAATTTCAACAGAATTGCTTTTAATTCCATTCGTAGCTGCTTTATCAGCAGCCTTCATGGGACCTATCATAGATTCTATCATTCCCTTTTTACATCCCGGACTTCCACATCCCTTTTCTCCTGTTAATCCTATGTTTTTTTTAGGTGTTAAAATCGGAGAAACGACAAGTCTTAATATAAAATATAATAAATCTATAGGAAAACAAAAATATGGTATTACCATTTTACTAATAAATCCCATCAATCCATCTACTAATGAACTATGATTGTTTATTAAATGTGTAGTGTTGCAAACAGGACACGATATATCTCCTCCTTTTGTATTTTTAATAGCATCTAATCTTTTATCTTGTATATTTTTATATATTTTTTTTAATTCCTCGGTAGCTTCTTTATCTTCTTTTCCTTGTGGTCCTTTTAGAGTTTTTAAATTCCCTCTTGTTAAATTAGTTTTATTTCCAGCAACGATTTCTTGTTTATTTCCCTTTACACTAACATTTAAATGCTTTGGGGTGTTTATAGTTATATTAGCACCAGATTGTAATAACACATCACCACCAGAAGAAAATCGTAATTTTGCTTGTACCTTTTCATTATTTGATAATTCAACATACGATTGATCATGATCAAAATGAGAGTTTTCGGTTTTTCTTCTAAAAACATTAAAAAACAAACCACCAACTTTTGTGAATATATTATGATGTTCCTTTTCTAGGTTTTCATTTAATATAGGATTGTTGTCTGGTTTATGTGAATTATTTGTAGACATTTTTTTATATTTATTGTACTATCCGTTTTGATCAACTGCTACTGCAAAATAAACAGGTCTTTGAATATCTCCATCATGAAAGAATACCCAAACCTTTGCACTTTCGTTTGGAACGGAAAATGTTCCATTAGGAGATCCTGGAGCAGTATTTGAACCTGGAGTAACAGCAGCACTCAAATTTGCATCATCTCCAGTAGAATCTATCTTTGCTCCTTCCTTTTCTGTATTATTTGTTGATGTATTGGATGGTATGCTATTATTTAAATTTTCACTTGATTGTTTTGGTATATCCGAAGGATTGTTTGGAGTATTTATGAATGTTAAATTCTCATCAGTAGCCGCAGGAGGTTGGTTTCCATAAAATGGTTTATATCCACTATAAAGCCCTTCTCCTTGTGAATTAGAATGTAAAGGATTTGACATATCTTGAGCATTCCTATTATCCCATAAATCTACTAAATCTACTTCTTGATTACCTCCTTGGGTTGGAAGAGGAGGTTCAACAATAAAATCTAGTTCAGTTACGGGTTTGTTGAAATCTACAGTATTTTCTGGCAAACTTTGAATAGTATCTGTTTTACTATTATTAACATCGGTTTTACCAGTAATAGTATTTGATGTTATAGATGTTCCCCCTCCAAATAACGGCATTGCTGCTTCTGCCCAAGGAAGTGATTTTTTTAATCTTTCAATTATTGTTGGTCCTAATGAATTTACATCTTTAAATGAAATATTTTTTATATTTTTATCATCAACTTTATTCCACAAATCGAATAATGTATTGTTTAAATGTGGAATGAAAACTTGAATACGTTTTCTTTTTTCTTTATCGTCTGTATTAATTACAATACCTAAGTGATTTCCGTATACTGGATTCATATTTTATATAGAAGAGGGAGCATAGCTTGCCACAGTAGCACCAGTCCATCCAAATGGACTTAAATTTATGTTTAATGGAGGAAGATTTCCTGATATTCCATTTATTGAATATGCATATGCATTAGTACTTGCTTTTATATTAAGACCAGTGTTACCAGTTCTAGACCAATTACTCCTATTTCCAACCGTTCCAGCAGAAGATAACGCACTATTCAAAGGTCCTAAAGAAGAACCCAAGCCAAAACGTTGAACTATTGTGTTTGCTATTGCTAATCCTTCATTATTTGATGCAATACCAAATCCCAAATGGGATACTAGTTTTCCTAAATATGCTTGTGGTAGATTCTCTACCATTTTTATGAAATCAAAAACTCTTTTGGCTTCCTTTGGGAATAATGATGCTAAACCATTTAGAGGATCATACGCAAAATTAACACCAAATGAAGCATAGTTAACAACTGTTTGAATGGAATTTAATGCATTAAAAAGACCATCAGAACCATTAAATAATTGTGCAAAAAATCCAATATCATCTAAAATTGTTTGAACAGCATCTAATATTAGACATATTAAACTCAATGGTATTATTTGTTCTATTACATTTAATACGTATTGCCAAACTGTTCTGTATATATTATTCAACCAAGCATAAACTTGTTGCATCATTTGAACCATTCCTTGATAAATTTCAACAATCCCTTGGTAAAGAGCAGTAGCTGCACCTGTTATATACCACATTGCTTGTTGTATACCACCAAAAGCATCTGTTGGTAGAGAAAGATAAGAATGTGTTCGTATAACATTACAAAAATTTTCAATTCCATCTACCATTCCCGGATGTATGCTATTCAAAAGATCAGCACCCAAGCATGGAGTGTTCACACTGGGTCCTGTCATAACATTTATGGTATTATGAGCAGAATATCTTAAAAACGATCCTTGTGAACCCACATCTTGAAGTTGTTCTTTACTACCAGCTGGAGTTTTCTTTAAAGCTTCTTGTAAATTGTTTTCTTTTATAAAACTATTAACAAACCAATTGTATAAATCTTGTGTAATCACGCAAGGATCGGAACCTACATAGTTAAAATTCATTCCTATAGCATCATAGCCTTTTATTAAAATATAGAGTATAGCAGCATATAAATTTTCATTAGGCATTACGGTTATTCTAATTTTATATAGAATTCCTTGTTTAGATAAACTTAATCCCGTTTGCAATTCCATTGCTTTTATGGAAACATTTTCTGTAAAATTTTTTATTAAATTTTGACCAGCAGTAAATGCATTTAAATTATTATTTGTTGTTGAAGTTGCCATAAAAAAATAGTACTATAATAACTTATGTCTAAAACTACAATTTTCCCTCCAATCGGAATAGCAGGTGCTGCATTAGTAGGAAAGGATACTCTTTGTTCTGCAATTATTTACCAATTTAACTGTAATTTCAATCTAAAAGCAAAAAGATGCTCTATTGCTGGCGATACTATTAGAAAAGACTTAAAAGAAATGATTTTTAATAAAATTAATGTGTATATTGATATGGAAAATCCTAAAATCAAAAAAAATATACAACCATTAATGGTAGAATATGGAAGATGTATGAGAAATCATACAAAAGGAAGATATTTTATTGATATTTTAAATAAAAATAAAGAATTTGGTAGGAATTATATACCAATTATACCAGATATGCGGTATTCTGAGTATGAAAATGATGAGGTATATTGGTTAAAAGTCGAAAAGAAAGGATTATTAATATTTTTGGAGAGAGAAGGGATAGAACCTGCCAATAAATATGAAGAAAAAAATAATAAAATACTTAAAAAAGCAGCAGACTTTATATTAAAAGTCCCAACAGTTCTTAATACGGAAGATTATTTTTTAAAAACCGATACTGAGATTGAAAAAATCATTACCACTTACCGACGGGACATTTTTCGGCCCTCAAATAAGTCTTAACTGCCATTTTACAACCACATTTACCACATCTTTGTTGTTGTGAATTGAAAAATTCACAACCATTGCATATAGATAATCTTCTTTTAGCTTCTTCATCAGAGGAAGTTAACGGATTTCCAGAAGCGACACTAGCTACATTGTTTACAATGCTACTAGTCAAATTTCCTATCATTTGAGTCATTGATGGCATTGATGTTTGAGTATTGACTTGTGAATCACTACTTGTAATTTTCTGACGCAGTTCAACTCTTGCTAATCTATCTCGTTGTAAACTTTTTATTAAATCTGCTTTGTTCATAAAAATATTTACTTTCTGTTAATAATTTTCATCTAGTTGATCAAACCATTTTCTAAACATATCTGGCTTAACCGCTACGACATCTGTAGAATATGATTCTTTTGTAAAATGATGAGTGACTTTTGTTAAAAACCATTGGCCTAAAAATTTATCTTCAAATGGAGATACAATGCCATCAGAAGAATCTGTATCTACAAATATAAATTTTCCAGGCTGTCTTGCAGTTAATCCAGGAGCCTTGAAATTTAAACATTGAGTTAACAACATGAAATTCTTAATCATCGAAACACCTACTATATCTTTAGGAAAAAAGTGTCTAGCAGTAAATGCGTTTTTTGTTCTTAATCCCGATGTTTTTGTTTTATTTAAATTTATACCTACTTGAGCATCTGAAACTTTAAAACTATGAAGTCCTAATTTGCATATATCTGTCATTTTTTTAACTAAATCCTTTGCAAAATTATCTTTTTTATAGATATTAAATGCTCCTGTTTTAAAATTATAGTTAGACAACGGAGTATTTGCTATTAGATTCATATCGTCTTTTGGAGTCATTGTGACTAATCTATAGTCATCTATTATAGAAGCTATAGCAGATTGAAAACTACCTTCTGGTGCTCTATTAATTTTTGGTGCTTTTTCACTATTATCTACATTATCTCTTAATACTATTCGTTCTATTTGATTTTTATCTGCATCTTTTATATAATCTTGTAATGAAACTAATGTAAATGCTTTTTGATTGTCTCCATATCTATCTAGTTTCAGAAAAAGAGGACTTCCATCTTTTGCTTTCATATAACTATATACATAATTTAAATCATCTAATGCACATGCATTAGATGGTGAAGTATATAACACCTTTCCATCATCACCTTCAACACCAGAATCCCATCTTTTATCATCAAATACAGCTAAATCTCCTTCCGTGTCGTTTGATTTCATGGAATCTAATCCAGGAAGAGTTGTTGTATTAAGATCTAGCTTAACGCTAGATTCTTTACTAAATCCTATTTTAACCTCTTCCGATCCCTTTTTGTCTACTTCGGATTTTGATGTTGGATTTGATGAATTGGATGCTGCTGTTTTAATTATAGATTTAATAGCTTCTGAAGCGGGCATAGCCCTTTCGATATCGTGTGAGTCTAAATTTCCATTATTCGGTCCATATACAGCAGTAGACCATTCTAAATTTCTTTCTAAAAGTATTTGAAATCTTTCATCCCAAAAATAAAATCTTCTTAGTTTTTTAGAAGCACTTTCTGTTTCTAGATCTTCTATATCATAGATAACAAAATCATACGACATTTCCCAAATTTCTCTAGGTAATGATTCTTTATCATTTGTAACTGGAGAAATCTTTATACTTAATTTATTTCTACCATCTGTTCTTAATAAGAAAGGAGCTTCAGCACTTCCCATTTCATCGTCTTTAAATTTTCTTTCTAGTAATTCATAGTCATTTACAATTGTTATATAACCTTTAACATTCCATTCGTTTATAGAATCTTCTATTAATAATTCATTTACAAAGAAAAATGGTATAGCAACTGGTTTGAATTTTTTAAGACCGTTGTACATCCATATTTCTATATTAAAAAACTGACCATTTATTTGATTTACAAATCTTGTGTCTTTTACTGCGTTAATGGCGTTAAAATTTTCAAGACCATATGGATTGGATATTGAACCTGAACTGAATTGTGATTTATATTCTGGAAGAATACTTTGTTGTGGTCCATTTAATGAAAAATTTGCCATAGTAAATTAACAATTAGAAACGTTTATATCCTTTAAAAGAGAAACTATTAATTGATTAAAAATGAAGGTTGCTGTGCATATTATTTCAGTTCCTCCTTGAAATGAATAATCTATTTGACTTAAAGATGTTATATATGCTTGTGTATATTTAAATTCTACTATTTTATTATTAAATTCATCTAATGAAAATAAACTAAAAGTTGTAGTAAAATCAGACATTGGATTATCTATACCAATTTCTCCGTTTGCTCTTGGTATAATTTTTGTTAGTTCTGTAGTGCTGTTTTCCGTGTCATTAAATAAATTCAACCACTTCCATAACATCCAATAGTTTTGATATGTATTATCTATTAAAAATTTAAGAGATAATGCCTCATATGAAGGTCTGCTAAGACTAGAAGCATTATATACTTGTCCACCAAAGGGTACTTTTATTTCACTAACTCTGATTGATGGAACTGGTGAACCAAATGTTGTAAGTTGTATTTGATTTGCGTTATATGCTTTAGACATAACTAAATCTGTTTGTTTTTTTAATGCAAGAGGCAAATCAAGAACAAATGCAAATTTATCATTACGAGATCTATTTAAAACGGATTGATTCATATATATATATTAAAAAACAATAGAGGGATAATAATTGTCCATAGAAGACTTATCAGAATTATCTTCTTTTTTATTAGGATTTTTGTCAAATTTGTCAAATGGATCGAGCGATTTATCAGATTGTAACAACCATAACATCAAATTTTGTTTATCATCTGAATATAAATCAAAACCAGTTTCTAAAGTCATTCCACCAACATGTGAATATGGAGTATTTACTGTTGGTTTTTTAACTGTATATTGTCCACCTCCTATTAATAATGGACTTTTTTGAATTAATTCTTTGTTATCAGATAATGGGAAAATCCTCATTGGTCTTCCTTGATCGTCTATTTCTTGTATGGTAAAGTATCGAGATACCAAAGAAGGATCTAAAATAAATAATGCCCATATCAATCCAAAAACCCTATCATCTAAATCTTTTTCGGATTTTTTTGAATATGTATAATTAGGAAGTCTAATAAAATTATTAATTTCCAATATAGTATCAATATCATTTAATTTTACTGCTTTTAAACTATTAACCCAATATCTAAAGTTTGTTATTCCTTTATATCGTGTATTTGTATGATTATGAATACCAAATCTATTAGCATTATTATAATGTTTACTAAATCCTTCAAAATGATATGAAACTACATTTTCATAGTTATGTGTTTGGCATAATACATCTAAAATTTGTTGTCCGTTGTTATTATTTTCTACTAATATCGGAGGTCTTCCCCAATCATCCAAAATATTCATCAATTTTGTTCCTAGATGAAATGGATTTATAGAATTTGATGCAAAAACAGCAACTTGTTGTATATCTTGTAGATTAGAAACATCTAAAATTTGTGCAACTGAATTAGTTCTTCCAATTCCCTCCCCCACGTCAACTCCAATAACATAAAAACTTTCTGGATTAGGTAATTTAAATATTTTATAAGAACCATCTTCTAAAACTAATACAGGTTCGGGGCAATTTGCTTTTAATTGTAATAAATATTCTTCATCGATTACACCTTTTCCAGGCTCATGAAATACGTTTGCATATTCTTGATCAAAATCTTCTTTTGATCCCATTAGTGCTAATGTTTTTTCTTTCCAAACTTCGTCTCTACCAGGAACATCCCAATAATTAACGACTTCCAAATGCCATTCACTGTTTTCTTTTAAAGAATCCTTATAAAGATCATAAAATTTGTTATCCGTTCCATTTGGAGTGCTGATAACAACGATTTGAGATTTCTTCATAGAAGAAATAATAGGAATTGCAGACTTCCAAAGTTCTTTCATCAACTCATTAGGGCAATGTGCCATCTCATCAATAATGAGCAAGTTACTAGTACTACCACGGGGTCCTGACGATGATGTTGTACTTACTGTTATTGCCGAATCATTTCCTAAATTAAATCCGTCTTTTCTCCAAGACTTAATGTTTGGTTTTAAATATATAGGAAGTTGTTCATATGCCATTTTAATTCTTGAAAAAATTTCTTTGGCAGTTGATTCTTTGTTAGCAACTATTGTTATTCTTTTATCTGATTGAAAACACACCAACCATAATGCATATATAGTTATTGTAGTAGTTTTTCCTGACTGTCTTGAACTTAATATGACATTAAATCTATTATTCTTAAATGCTTTTAATAGATTTTTTTGATACTTATAAAGTTCTATTTTTCTTTTTCCGTCTTCTGTTATGATATAGAAATGATTTTCAGCAAAATGTAATATGCTTTTTGCACATAACTTAAGCTCTTCTCGCATGTCATCTGTCCACTTGAAAAGAGCATCTTTTCTTAGAATATTTTCATTTCCTTGGTAGAATTTTCCATCTACTACAATATCATCAACATCAATGTTATCCAAAGATGTGTTAATTTTCTTTTTTCTAGGCATTATAACTACTTATGAAATTTATAATAATTGCTACTACCTATTGATTTGTTTATTTAACTCCGATAAAACAACAGAAACATATTCACTTTTTAATATTTTTAGTTTAGTTCCTGGTTCTGGTCTTGTTACTGGATTTTGTATTTGATTATATGTACAAATTAACCACCATAAATCCATTGTATTATAAACTTTATATGATATTAAATGCCAAGTATCTATATATGTTGTATAATATATCATTTCTGCATCAGTATTATCTGATGGAAATACCTCTATGGATTTTAATATATTATAGAATTTATTTAAATTATTATCGGTATAGATATTAAAGAAATTTTCATATCTATATAATGATAAAGTAGGTAGATCTGTAAAAGAATTTTGTTTCATAATAGTTTAAAACAACGTAATAGCTTTATCAAAACCTTCTTGAAGTCCTGGTTTAGCGGGTGTAATTAAGTCATTTACTTGACCAGCAGTTCCTCTTGCTATATCTCTAAAAGTACCATCATAATTTTTTATTACTTGAGTTTTTGATCCTCCCAAACTACCTTGCATTATATTTGCACTCTCTTGTATAAGTTCGGTTAATGTTATTGAAACTTTATATGCTTCTGGAATTAAATGTGTGTTTCCTCCTATTTGTATTTCTCTTGTTGCTCCTATGCTTCTTACATCATATGAACTAACATATGCTGCTGGCATATAAACACCACCTCTTCCTGTGGATTCTACCGAATATATTTTTGGTGGTATATATGTTAAAAAACTAGTTCTTATTTTTAAGTTTTGCATACCAAATAAAGAAATAAATTCATAATTTTTAATAGTATCTCCTATATCCATTGTATTATATAATGGAAATTCTATCACCACACTTCTTTTTTTTGTTTCTGAGTAATTGCCAGTATTTTCAAATCCAAATCCGGTTATTATTTTTTCTCCAAGTTTACTTGCTTTGCTTAATGTATCACCAACTAAAGGAATATCTTCTAATTTAAATTCACTCCATGTATTATCTGTTTTTCCTTTTAGAGTAGAACCATCTTTTAATAAGTATGGTAACTTATAAACAAACTTAGTTGCTAATCCTGAATATAACTGACCATATGGATCAGTTGTTCCAGTCGTATTGTTTACTATATTGTTAAATAAATTAGAAAGTTTTGCTTGCCATTTACCATAACCCAAAGTATATTCTGTAAGCATAATTGATGGTACTTCACTAATAGATCTTCCAGAAGTTTTATTATTTTTCCATCTAAAGTCTCTAATAATATCAATACTTCCTCCAGAAGAACCTGGTTGAACATGGGGAAATGTAAACGAAGCACCTGCTATTGTTATCGTCATTGGTGATATAGTATATAAGCTCATGTGTTATTATATATATTTATTAATATGGTGTATATGGCATTGCAGGATAGTTTATTCCTGTTCTGTTATATTGAGTTCTTGCATTGTGAACAGGATCACCGCCGCTTGATTTGGATGAATTATTTGTAGTGTTGTTTATAACATTTTGTGTATTTCCAATAGATTCAGAAAGATGTTTTCCTAATGCTTCAATTGTTTCTTTACTTAAATTTAATTCTTTTGGTATGGAAGGATCTCTATATAAATCCACAGCAGGAGGAGGTGGTACAGGTGTTGCTGCTGGACCAAATTTAATCCATTGTGATTTATCTGGTTTCTCTGCTCTCCATTCTCCAAATTCTGTTTGATTTGATGGATCCCATGTCATAGGAACTTCATCTGATGGTTGTTCTCCGCTTGGTCTTTCTGGAGGAGGAGTTTCTTCTGAAGTGCTTTCACCTCCTGTATACATACCTTGCATTTGACGTTTCCACCAAGGTGTTGTCGTTGTTTGTGGTTTTGATGGAGGAGGGGTTCCTTTTGGTATTGGAGGAGTTGGTATTGAACCAGGATTTGTTTGTGAATTAGAAGTATTTCCATCTCTACTAGTATCATTTTCATCACCAATACCACTTGAATCTTCTCCACCAGTATCAAAAGAACTTATCCACATACTAAGAGGTATTTGTATCAATGCCATCCAAGGACCAAGGAAATACAATCCATTTGTTGCCAAAGATGCTAATCTAATCAATCCACCCTTCCAATCACCATCCATAAATCTTTTTATCATTATTCCAGCATCCCATAATATACCTATTAATGGAATTCTTTTAAAAATAGCACCTAATGCTCCTGCACCAAATTTTGAAAAAACACCCAAGAGTCCTCCTATTTTACTAATTCCACCACCCAATCCTGTTAATATTTTAGCACCCATTCCAGTGCCTTGAGATGCTTTTGTTATAAATGAAGTAGCACTTTTTATTAATCCAGAAGATGCTTCAATAATCGGAGAAACTTTATTGGATAGACTAGTAGCAGCATTGAGTATGCTATTTGGTAGTATTTTTTTTGCTATATTAGCAGTTCCACTAGCAAGTGTAGATGCTGTTTTTGATATTCTAGGTCCATATTTTTCTATGGATTTTTCTCCTGCTCCTACCATTCCCTCTCTTCCTTTTTTTGACAAAAGACTTTTAGCTACCGTTACCCCACCAAGTCCTATAGCACCGCCCATTCCAATTTGTTTCCAATATTCTTGTTCTTCTTTGGTGTTCATTCCAGACTTTTCGTTAATAGCATCTATTGTTTTACTAACCTTGTCAGTACCTAACATCCAATCTCCTAAAGCACCTAGAGGCTTTCCTAAAAATCCTAAAACACCTATAAGGCTAGATACTGCTACTTGTAAACCAAAAAATATAGTACCAATGTTTAATATTTTACTAGCAAATCCTCCAAGAGCAGCTGTAACAGTGGATAAAATTCCTCCTCCTGCTATTAATCCCAAAAGTCCTAATCCAGAACTTCCATCACTAGATTTTTTTATATTATCTAATTTTTCAGAATTTTGTTTTTCTACTTCTAATAAAGATTCTCTAAGCTTTTGTTCCTCTTCTTTACTTAATTTTAATAACTTTGATATTGCATTTACTGATGATTCATCTAAAGAAACTGGTTTTTGTTCTTGTGATAATATATCCACAATACTATCTTTACCTTTTATTAAAGAATCTATTTTATTTGAAATGGATTCAAGCAATTGATTTGTTTTTGTATTTTCTTCTACTACATTTGATTTATTATTAGGAACAACATCAATTGTTTTTGTTTCTTGTATTTTTTGTTTAAATTTTTCTGCAAATTCGCTTAATACTGTATTTTCCAAACTAGAA